GCGGGGCGCTTCGATGCGGTCTTGGGGGCCTTGGTCGCCTTCTCCGCCTTCGCAGCCTTCGCGACCGACTTCGGCGCCGCCGGGATCTTCGTTCCCTTGTGCGGGACGGCATCGGCAACCTTCACGGGGGCGCCGGCGGTCTTGGCGAGCAATTCCTTCTTGAGCGCCGGCATGCTCGCCGCCCGCTTCTCGGCGGCGTCATAGTATTCTCCGAACCCTCGCCGTTGATCCCGAACGGTCGGACGGGCACTGCGAGGCACATTCGGCTTCGGCTCCGCCTTGACCGGAGGCGTGACCGACTTCGCTGTCGGATTGTCGAGCTTGAACAACCCAGCGGCAGCCTTGCTGACCTGTTCCGCCGTCTCCGCTCCGCGCAGGCCGCCATACTGGAGGCGATACTTCTGCTCGGCACGATCCTGGAGGAAGGCGCGCAGCTTCGGACCGGACAGCCCCTTCATCTCAGCGGTGATGGCGAGCTGATCGAGCCGCGCGTTCTTGCGCAGCGCAGCATCGAACGCCTTCGCAGCCTTGGAACCCGAGGTCTTCGCACCCATGGGCGTCATTCCTTTCATGGCGGGGACCGGATACCCAAGCCCCTTCATCGCCACCTCATAGGCATCCACCGCAGCATTGCGGTCAGCGAGGCTCCACGCTGTCCGACCTCCGCGGCGCATGCTGCGGTTGCCCTCGTCTAGAGATGCCGCAGAGGCGAGTTTGCGCGCGTCAGCTTCGGTCTGAGCTATCACGCCGCGAGCTCTGATCTTCGGCGCCTTGTTGACGTCACCCATGCGAGCCATCCCTTCGCAAAAGCAGTTCACCTTGTGCAATTTTTGCACAACCTGCATCCGAAGCGCTGCGGCAGCATTGGAGGCGCCGATGCTGCCGCCGCTGCCCAAACGAGCACTATTGGTGCGATCAATATTGCAACGCAGCCCCCGCGCGGTCGCAGCACAGTGAATCGCGAAACGGTTTTCAGAGACGCCGGCGACCGCGCGGGGGCTTAGGGCCCACACTGGCGCGCTGATCCTCGGTGTTGAGACCGGCGCGCGCGGCCGCGACCTTCGTGGCGTCCGGCAGCACCGGCGCCTGAACGATGCGGGCCTTGACCGTCTTGTCGCCGCGCAGCAGGGCCGCGGATGCCCGGTGGTTGCCGTCGCGCAGGTAGAGTTGCCCCTCGTACTCGACGAGGACCACGGGCTTCTTGTCCCCGGTGGCGATGTACTCGGCGACCGCCGGCCGCTCGATGTGCGGCTGCGTGGTGGTGATCTTCGAGAGCGGCACCGCGCGGACCGGCCCCTTGGCCTCGCGCCAGGACGGATCGGCCTCGGCGGCCATCATCTGCGCGGCGATGACGTTGGCGGTCGACAGCGACGCAGCCGCAGCGGCGTGGCGACCGAGGTCGCCTTGATCTTCTCCCCCGGATCGACGATGCGGGGGAGAGCCTCGAGGCGGGCGAGACCGCGCTCGACACGGGCCGGCGAGGGCGTCTTGGGCTTGGCCATCGCGGTCACCGGGTCATCCGGGCGAGCAGCATGGCCGCGCCGGAGGTCAGATGATGGTAGTGCGGGCCGTCGGTGAAGACGGTGCCGACGACGCCCGCCGGCTCGACGGTGACCATCGCCACACCAACCACCACTCCGGAGCGCACTTTCACGAGCATCTCCTCGAGGAGCCGGACAGCATCCGGATTGGGCTCGCAGCCCGGCAGCGCCGGCGGCGGCTTGGCGCCCGGAAACACCAACACGTTGCTATCCATGACCGGCCCTCCGGGTGAGATCAGCGCAGGTGCTCGAGCTTGTAGATCGTGCGGCGGTAGATCGCGGCGAGTTCGTCGATGAGGTTGCCGACCGTGTCGCAGCGCTCGCAGATCTCGGCCTTGTGGGTCTCGATCCAGTCGGCCTCGGTGACGAGGTGCTGGATGATGTTGGACGGCGAGACGTTGTTCGGAACCGAGACCGAATCGATCAGCCCGCCGCGGCCCTGGAACACCTCGACGACCTCGTCGATCTGGTCGATGACCGCCGCGTAGAACTCGCCCAACGCCACGTGCTGGGCGTAGGACTTGGTGGCGAAGTGCGCGAGGTGCGCGGCGTTGCGGGTCGCGAACACGCGGCCGACCAGTTGCTCGATCATGGGCTTTGTCCTTGGTGGTGTCAGATGCCGCCGACCGTCTCGAAGGACGGCGCGCGAACGGTTTTCTCCGGCGCGAACACGATCATCACCGCGTCGGCCCGGTTCGGAGACTTCTGGCCGTTGGGCGCCTTGTTGATGATGATCTTGCCGGCGTTGGTGGTGGTCCAGGTGACCTGGGAGAGTTCGGACTTCAGTTCGCGAAGCTCGGTGCACCGGCTCGAGAGCGAGATCAGGTCGTCGATCTCGATCCCCGGCGGCCACTGCTCGCCGGCCTTCATGGCCGTGATCACCTTGAAGGTCTTGTGGAAGCGGTCCTTGAGGAACCACCACGCCTGCGCCTTCGCGTTGGCGAACATATCCTTGTTCTTGCGGGCGCCCGGCGTGCCGTGCACGGCGTTCGGCGGATAGAGCCCCTCGGGCTTGTCGACCGCGCCGGCCGCCGACCAGCCGACCGCCTTGATGTCGGTCTTGTCCCGCAGCACGGCCGCAGCGCCGGCGCCCACGCCGATCGAGTCGTAGGTGAGCTTCTCGCAGCCCAGCCCCTTGGCGATGCCATAGGCCCAAGCGCCACCGCCATCGGCCATCAGCTCGCCGCGGGTGACGCATTCGGTGACCACGATGCCGTGACGGGCCGCCACCGCGTTGCGGTCGTTGCCGCCATCGGCGACGTCGAGCGATGCCAGCTTGGCGCCGGTCGGCTCGCCTATCAGGATCTTGTCCGCGTCGACCGCGGACTCGACCCACTTGGACGGGATCAGCTGGCCCTCGATCGCGGCGGTCGGATCGCGCAGGAACTCCTGCGCGAACGTGCCCTCGTCGACCTCGCGCTGTTTCTTCTCGATCCAGGCGTCCGTGTGCCAGGGGGCATCCCGGATGTCGAACACGAACTTCAAGGGCGGGGAGGTCGCGTCACAGCGCGCCTGGAAGTCGGTGCCGGCGCGGCAGGACGAGATGTCGATGCGACAGTCAGTGTTGGCGGAGAGCGCGGCGTTGACGGCTTTGGGCCGCTCGATGAAAGCGGCCTCGTCGACGAAGTAGACCGAGGTGCGGCCGCCGCGGCCGATGTTGTCGCCGGCCTCGCCCTTGATCGTCGCCCCGTTGGCGGGGTTGATCAGGCGCATGTGGTTGAAGTGGACCTTCTCCGAGAACCCCTCCGGCAGCATGCACGGCGGCAGGTTGCGGATCATCGACCGCATCTTCTCGAAGAGCGTGTCCATGTCGCCGAGGCGGTCGACGTAGTCCTCTTTGCGTGAGCCGAATCCGGCGGTCGAGCCGCCGATGAACAGCCACAGCCAGACCGCGAACGCGCAGGCCATCCAGGAGGCGCCGCTATCGCGGCTCTTCTCGACCGGAGCGGAGGTTCGGGTCACGAACCGCAGCTTGGTCGGCAGCCCAACGTTGGCGTTGCGGGGCTCGACGATCCAGATCAGGTCGGCGACGAAGGCGACCGGATCGCTGGCGTAGAACTCCTTCGCCGCGGCCAGCAACTCGGGGTCCGAGCACAGCCGCTCCTCGAGGGTGGCGCGACGAACGAGCTCGCCGACGTAATCGGGGGGCCAATCCATCCGCGCCCCCGTGTCAGGCGCTGCCGGCGGGCTTGGTCGCAGCCGTCATCGGCGGCCGGGACGCGAGCGTGGCGCGGAAGGCGTCGAACGTCTTCAGCGCATCGGCCTTGGTCGGGGCCTTGGCGATCTCGCCCGGGCTCTCGACCCGCTGCGTGACGGTGCCGGTATGGTTGACGGTCACCTGACCGACGTCCTTGAACATGCCGAGGTGCTTGCCGAGATCGACCAGCGCCTCCTTCTTCGGGCCGAGCTTGAACTTGACCCGCTTGCCGGTCCGCTGACCGGTCTCGATGTCCTCGAACACGACCTCGGTCAGCGCGGCGAACTGCACGCGGGTGACGTTGGAGAAGTCCGGCATCGGGATGCCGTCCTTGTCCACCGTGACATAATCCTGGACGTTGGCGAAGGCGATCGCGGCGAGCTCCTGGAGGACCTTGTCGACGGTGATGTCGAACCGCTCCTCGGCGACCTTGGCGACACGGGCGGAGAGCTTGGCGACGCGCTCAGCGACGAGCGGGTTGCGCAGGAGGCGCGACGCCTGGCTGCGGATGGTATCGGGCGCCATGTCGGCGGCATCGTAGGCGGCGCGGTAGGCGGCCGAGGCGTCCTTGTGGAGCGCGTAGTGCTCGGCGAACGCCTCCTGCTTCGCGGTCAGGCCCTTGGTGAGCACGCCGGCCGGGGAGGTGGCGGTCGGCGGCGGGGCGGCCGAGGGCTTCGTTGCGGCAGGCTTGACCGGCTTCGGCGCCTTGGCGGGCTTGACGGCGGCGGTCTTAGGCTTCTCGGACTTGGTCATGATGACGGGCCATTCTCTCGTTCCTGTTGGTCACCCCCGGGGCTGGAGTGCGGTCGACTGATCGGCGAGGCGATGCGCGGCGGGCAAAAACGGTTTTCACGCCACCGAGCGGCGGCGCCGCCATGCCTCGATCTGTGCCTTGGTGCCCTCGACGGCCCGGCCGTCGACGGTCTGATAGCTCGAGCGCGCATCCGAGGTGCGCTGCGGGGACGGCGCCGGCGCGGCCGGCTGTCCCTGCGGCTGGCCACCCTGCTTGCTCATCGCCTTGTAGAGCCCGTAGGCCGCA